GTGCCCCCGCTGGAAAACCTCCTGCTGCGCCAGCGCATCACCGACCGCTACCTGGTCGACTTCGCGGCCCGCGTGAACTCATAAGGAGCACTGACCCATGGCACTACCCAAGAAGCTCAAGCACTTCAACCTGTTCGGCAACGGTGACAACTGGCAGGGGCAGATTTCCTCCCTCACCCTGCCGCCCATGGTGCGCCAGATGGAAGAGTATCGCGGCGGCGGCATGAACGCCCCGGTTGATATCGACATGGGCATGGAAAAGATGGAGTTCAGCTGGACCCCGGCAGGCCTCATCCCCGAACTGTTCGACAACTTCGGCACCAGCCGCCTGGACAGCGACATGCTCCGCTTTGCCGGCAGCTACCAGCGCGACGACACCGGCGACACCGTACCGGTGGAAATCGTAGTCCGTGGCCGCCACCGCGAGATCAACATGGGCGACGCCGAAGCCGGCAGCAACAACACCCAGAGCATCACCACCACGCTCAGCTACTACAAGCTCACCATCGCCGGTGAAGACGTTGTGGAAATTGACGTACCCAACATGATCGAGCGCGTGCGCGGCACGGATCGCCTGGAAGAGCACCGCCAGAACATCGGCCTGTAAGGAGCCAGTAACCCATGAGCAAAAACGAAACCACCACCGTTGCCCTGGACACCCCCATCCAGCGCGACGGCGAGAAGATCGAAAGCATCACCCTGCGCAAGCCCATGTCGGGCGAGCTGCGGGGCCTGAGCCTGGCTGAAGTGCTGAACCTGGACGTAGACAGCATCACCAAGCTGGTACCGCGCATCAGCACTCCCACGCTCACCGAGCACGAAGTCCGCAACATGGACCCGGCAGACCTGGTGGAAACCGGCAAGGAGATCGCCAGTTTTTTGCTACAGAAGCGGCACAAGGGCTAATCCCGCGCCGCGTAGACGATGCCATGGCTGATGTGGCCGCCATATTCCACTGGCGGCCCTCAGACATGGATGCAATGCCCCTCTCAGAACTCATGGAATGGCGTGAACACGCCCGCAAGCGCAGCCAGCCGGAGGAATGATGTCAAAGAGCCTGGACCTGAAGGTCATACTGGCCGCCCGGGACAAAATCACCGGCCCACTGAAGAAGATCAACGCTACCTCCTCCGGTACCGCCAGGGCGCTCAAGCAGGCCCAGGCGGAAACCAAACAACTGAAGACCGCCCAGCGGGACATCTCTTCCTTCCGAAAAATGGACAAGGCCCTGAAAGAGAATTCAGCGGCCCTGAACGCCTCTCAGGAACGTGTGCGCCAGCTGGGCCACGCACTGAAGACCACCAAAGGCCCGACCACAAAGCTCCGAAACGAGTACAACAAGGCCCGCAAGGACGTGGAGAAGTTTACTCAGAAGGGGCAGGAACAGAGAAAGGAGCTGAACCAGGTCCGCAAGCGACTGAAGGAAGCCAGCATAAATACCCGCAACCTGGCCGATGAGGAGCGCCGGCTGGATGAACGGATGAAGGTGGTTAACGAGCGGATCCAGCGACAGAAGAAACACCTCGACCAGCTCGGCAAGGCTGACATTTCCGGCAAGTTCGGCAACATGACCAGCGAGGTCAGCCGCTTTGGACGCAAAGCTCTAATGGTCACCGGCGGCGCGGCGGCGGGAATATTCGGGGTGGCCAACTCAACTGCATCTCTGGGCGATGAAGTAGCCAAGACAGGCGACAAAATCGGTATTGCTTTGGGCCCGTTCCAGGAACTCCGCTATGCAGCTGAGCGCTCTGGCGTGTCTACCCAGAAATTTGATTCCAGCCTTGAGCGCTTCGTAAAACGCATGGGTGAGGCGACTCAGGGCACTGGCGCAGCCAGAAAAGCCTATGACGAGCTGGGGCTGTCTGCTGAAGACCTGTCAAAGATGACACCTGAAGATAGTCTGGCTGTGGTTGCAGATCGCCTCAGTTCCGTAGAAAACCAATCCCAGCGTGTGGCCCTGGCTGCCCAGCTCTTTGGCCGTGAAGGCGTGGCCATGGTCAACATGATGAAAGACGGCAGTGCCGGGCTTCAGGCGCTGCGCAGGGATGCCAGAGCGACCGGTTACGTGCTGAGCGAGAAGGCTGCACGGGATGCCGAAACCTTCAAGGATGCCATGTTGGATGCCCAGCTTGGCATGGCGGGCATGAAGAACACCATTGGCGCAGAGCTGATGCCGGCAGTGACGGATCTGATGGGTGAGCTCTCATCCTGGATGAGCGAGAACCGGGACCAGGTAAAGGCATTTTCCAGAGAATTCGGCCAGCGGTTAAAACAAGCCATCCCCGTTATCCGGGACATTGCTGTAGGGGTATGGAGCGCTGTTCGCGCCATAGGATCAGCCACGGCAAGTGTGGCTGGCCTGGTGGGCGGCTTTGACAATCTGGCCGTAATTATGGTGGCCATGTTCGCCATGAAGCCGGTTCTGGCCATTCTGGCTTTCGGCAAATCCCTATTCATCGCAGGCAAAGCGCTGGCAGGGTTCGCCGGGGCTTTCCCTATTGTGCAGGCTGCGCTGCTCAAAACCACACTGCTCACGAAGGGATTATGGTTCGGCGTTAAGGCATTCATACCTAAAGCGGCTGCTGCTATCTTCGCCTTCAGTAAAGGCGTAGTGGCCGCAACTGCAGTAGCAGGCAAAGCGTTGTGGGCCTTTACTGCCGGGCTCGCGAAGATGGGCCTTGCTCTGCTGACAAATCCTATCGTGTTAATCATAACTGGCGTGGCTGCCGCCATTGCCGGTGCCGCCTATCTGATCTACAAGAACTGGGACGGCATCGCCGGCTGGTTCTCTGATCGCTGGAACGACATTAAGCAAGCCTGGTCCGAGGGCCTTTCCGGCATAGGCAAGCTGCTCATCAACTGGTCCCCCGTTGGCCTTCTCTACAAGGGCTTCTCTGCCCTCATGAGCTGGCTGGGTGTAGACATGCCCGCCAACCTTACCGATGCCGGGGGCAAGATGATTGCTGGCCTGGTCTCCGGGATCCGCACGGCGGCCGGTACTGTGTTCAGCGTCCTGTCCGGACTCTGGGGCCAGATCAAAGGCGCCTTCAGCGAGGGTATCGCAGGCGTTGGCAAGCTGATCCTTAACTGGTCACCGCTGGGGCTGTTCTACAAGGCCTTCTCCGGCGTGCTTAGCTGGTTTGGCGTAGACCTGCCCGAGAGCTTCACCGGGTTCGGGAAACAGATTCTCGATGGCCTGGTGGGCGGCATCATGGGCGGGCTGAACAAGGTCAAAGACACCATCACCAATGCCGGGCAGAAAACCATCGGCTGGTTCAAGGATGTGTTGGGCATTAAGTCACCCTCCCGCGTGTTCATGGGTGCTGGCCGCGACACCCTGGAAGGCTACCGGCGGGGCCTGGTGCAGCAGGAGCCGAAGGCTCTGAAGCAAGTGAACACCTTCGGCAAGCGTGTACGCCAGGTGGGTGCAGGCATTGCCATCGGCGCATCCACGCTGCCAGCCGCGGCGGATAACGTACAGTTCGACAACCGCGCGCCCATCACCGGGCCGGTCTCAGCAGCGCAACAGCCCGCTGGCGACACCATTACCATCAACATCAACGCTGCCCAGGGGCAGAGCGCTCAGGAGATCGCGGCGGAAGTAGACCGCATCCTGCAGGCGCGCGACCGCCGCAAAGCCACCCGGGCCCGCAGCGCCTTGTATGACCGGGATTAACGGGAGAGCCACACCATGATGATGACCCTGGGCATGTTCGTGTTTGAGGTTAAATCCCTGCCCTACCAGCAGCTGCAGCGGGCCACCCAGTGGCGGCACGCCAGCCAGAGCCGGGTGGGCCAGCGGCCCGGGTATCAGTACCTGGGCCCGGGCGAAGACACCATCAGCCTGTCTGGCACGCTTCACCCGGAAATCACCGGCGGCCGCGTTACCCTGGATGACGTGCGCATCATGGCCGACGAAGGCAAAGCCTGGCCGTTGATTGAAGGCTCTGGCCGCGTGTATGGCTTCTGGGCCATCACCGGCGTGAACGAAACCAGTTCCGTGTTCTTTGCAGACGGCGTGCCTCGCAAGATCGACTTCACCATAGACCTGGTGCGAGTGGACGAAGACGACTTCCAGGCATTCCGTGATCAGGCCGGAACCAGCCGCGATGCCGGTATAGGCCTTGGCCTGTACACGCCGCGCCGCAGCGGCGGCGGGATGATCGCCTGATGCAACACCGAGCCCCCTATTACCGCCTGGTGGTGAATGGCACCAACATCACCCCCACCGTGAACGGCCGCCTGATCGACATGACCCTGGAAGAAACGCCAGGCGACGAGGCAGACACCCTCATGATCACCATCAGCGACCACGACAGCCGGGTAGAGATCCCGCCCAAGGGCGCGGAAATCGAGATGGCCATGGGATGGAAAGGCCAGCCGCTGATTGAAAAAGGCCTGTTCATCGTGGACGAGGC